CCGCTTGCTCGTGACAACATCGTTATTCAAGACGACGTCGTAGAAGATGTCTTCGCCGAGATGAACAAGTTCAAGGGCAACAAACTTAAGACGAAAGTGCTTGAGTCGAACGTCGTTGACCGAACCGATGCTGAGCCATTCACGCTGACAGAGGTGTTGCTCAACCATTGGATCTATCTGTCTCATTACAAACGCTTTAATTCCGTGGTCGTGTTCACTAACCCTGCAAACGGTGATCTCTATCGTCTCTCGGTTAAGAATGCCTTTATTTTCTACCTCTACGCCTACAACCGTTCTATCGGTCAGAAGCTTTCTCACGTTCCGATCGTAAACGCTCGCCGTGTTCGTCGTATCCCTTTGCCTACCAAGGCGAAGCTGATGAGCATGACAACGCGTAAGAAGGTGCCTGAATACTACGTCGACTACATTCTGGATACTCAGGTGCAGATCGGCACGTACGTCAGCATCGAGGCATTCCGCGACACCTGTAAAGACATCCAGGCTTTGATGTTGCATCATCGTGACATGCGGAACTACAACGGCGACTACAAAGCTGAAGGTGAACTGCACACGATCATCGACCATTGCTACATGGACATCCGCATTGACCTTGCGGGTGAGATGAACTACGACAACTGGTTGAATAGTGTCGGCATCGACATTACCGGCATGGGGGATCTTGAATTCTCCATGATGGCTGACCAGATCTTCAACACAGCTACAGGCAGTAACCTTTCTAACGCAACGCGTGTTCGTGAAGTCCACTCCGCGATGCTTCGCGTGATGACTGCGCTGTCCTCGTACACGGTTCAATACATCGGTCAGATCAACGACAGTCCAATTAAGATTGTCGATGGTAAGTTCCCGAAGCTTTCCATTCCTAAAGAATGGTCGGACAGCTACTACGACGTAGAGAACCGCTTGCCCACTATCATGAACCTTCATGAGAACGGCAAGATGTACATGCAGCAGTTGATGCCGTATCCGAAAGTCAACATGGTGGCCAAAGACCTACGGGTAATGGCTAAGGTTCCTGCTGACGTCGGAATCAAACTTGTAGGTAGCATCGAGCTGAAACAACAGATCGACATGCCGCTTCCAAGAATGACGCTGATTGAAAGTCCTCAGACTGATATCGGTGAGATCGTTCAGACTGATGTTGTTGGGTATCTTGCGATTCCTAAACGACCATTGGGTGATCTGGTTATCGACGATACACTTGCCGGGTATGAGCTTCTGACAGAAGCGCGTAGAAAGAACTTCCTGGGTATCTAAGGATGCACTCATGAGCATTGCACCAGAAACACTCTTGAAGATGCATCCACTCGATGCGTTGAGGGCTCAAATCGGGGAGAAGTTAAAAGCTCCCCTAAAAGCTACATACCTGAAGATAGAAGAACCGGTCTCTCTCGGTGGTGTCAATACCAGCGTTAAGGTGTCTATCGACAAGAGCAGGGCTCCGGTTAGTCTGTGGGATCGTGACGGTTCATTCACGTTCGAATACCAGCGGATCAACCTCCCTGCATTCTTGTCTGGGGTGGATCTATCTGTAGCGGCTGAAGTTCCAGCATCTCCTAAGGACTTGATGGGTAATCTCTTCTGGCCGTTCAAGGTTCCAATCGGTGAGACCGACTTTGTCGAGGACACATTTACCCAACTGGGCACAGTCTCGGTTATCGCTGCGGCCGACTCCTATCGTTGGGTAGGTGAAGTTGATTGCGTGATTGCCCGCCTTGGTCTTGAGATCGCTGGCCGCATTCTGGTTAATACGCTGACGTTGTCTCACACCGATGCGTTCATTAGCCTTAACATCAAGAATCAGATTGCGATGCACTTGAACTTGATGAATGCTGCGTCATTGAACACTCCGATTCAATCGAACATGTTCACCATCTCGCAAGTTAGCGAGAATGGACCTCAGGATGCTGGTGACAACACAGCCCTCCTGCTGACGTTCAACGGCGTTCCTTACATCGGGGCACTGACGGTTTACTACGGTCGCAGATCGTGGCCATTGACCTTCAGACGCCCTGTTAAGTTCGGTGGACCTGGCTATGCGAACATGACACAACTCGCTGCGTTACTTTCGACGCAAATGGGATGTGCGATAACAGCAGCCGACATCAAGCCAACTGCGATGCCTACGCTTGCGGTAGGAGCTAAAGCTTCCTTCCCAGTGACGTTCGCTAACAACTCGTTGGCTTACTGCGGCGCCATCTTGGTTGAATACACTCGGACATCTTAAGACCTAACGGGTAACCCCATGACTGACACGCTACGGTTATTGAAGTTCGATCCTGCCGTGGCGTTACTGATCATGGCCAATAACCATTTCAATCTCCACCTGAGAGCAGAGTTCGCAAGCATCGGTCCTCCGATGATTGTTGAAGGTGCCGTGACCAACGTGGTGATCACCACGCATGAGTCTATAGATGAAAACATCTACAGACAGCATACAGGTCAGATGACGTACCGCTACAATAGATTGCACGTAGCGGACGTCTTCGGTGGTATGAGTCTGGATCTGACGCCACCTATTACGGTGAAGGGTGTGATGAACAACATCGCGCTGGCCTCAGGTTTGGTGATTACGGATATGGACTTTGAGAATGCGCTCGTACAGGGCAGCAGCTTTACTCTCAAGGCCAAGCCGAATTCGTTGAGATGGGTTGGTGAAACGACAGTAACGCTGGGAGAGCCTGGGACTACGATCCTTCTCTCTGACGCTTTCTCGAACAATGTACTTGACGGATTGTGGCCGCCTGCATTTTAGGGCGAGAGGTGATTATGGAAACGATTAAGAAACCCCGGATATCTCGATACAGCAAGAACTCAAAAGACTTGCTGGTCGATTATATCAACGCTACAAACAACCGTCTGCTGAAACCTGAGCAGCTACAGTTCGGTCTCCCCACTCATGAAGGTGAGGAGAATCTGACGGCGGTTGATATCAAGTTCGCCTCGACTAATGGTTGGAGCGAAGAAGTCCAGCGCCTGTTGTATCGTCGGGTTGATATCGGTCAACTCCTGAACAACGAGCCACTGGCAGTTCACGTTCCTGAACTTACAGCTGAGGCTATCAATGCCGCTCTGTACGAACAGTACGGCCTGAAGCTGGAACCTGAGTTGATCACGATTGATCTGATCCCACCGGGTGAAGTCCCAGTTCCTGATCCACTGCCAGCACTTCAGAACAGCGAATACCTGGTAACGATCTCAGGCGACCACCTGATCTTCGTTGGTAGCTTCAAGGTTATCACGCGTCAGTCTCTGACGCTGCTGGGTGCAACGATTGATTCGCTGCTGAACATCCGTCAGTTCTATAGCGACAGTAACCAAGGCTTGCCTCCAGTTGACATGATTCTGGAAGAAGGTGAGCTGAAGTTGTCTGACGCTTACATGTCTCATGACGATCGTCGGGCTGCTGAATCGTGGCTGTACACGTTCCCAACCGGTTTCGTGTGGAGTGATCTCGAGAAGCTGCCTCAGCTACTCCGTAGGCTCACTGGCGATGAATGGGTGTCCGTGCCTGATCAGACACTACCTTTCAACGTCCACGGCTCTGAAGTGATCTACAACGGCTTCGTGAGCGTAGCGCACACTGTGAAAGATCCAGCGTACAATTACGTGTTCTGTCTCGATCTGAGCAAATGGTGTAACAACATCACGGGTGTCCTCAAGATTGCGTACCGTTATTCCGACAGCAAGGTTCCCGGTAACCTGCCGTTTAACCACGCATCCACCCCACCACTCTTCTCTCGTTAAGGGACAATTATGAATACGGTACAAGCCACGGTTTACGGTGCGAAACTTCTGGTGTCGCTGTTGCTCGGTCAGAACCCAGTGATCGATGCCAAGTCCACCATGAACGAACGTCTCGAGGTTCAAGAGAACGCCCGTCCTACCGCCACTGAGCGTGTGAAGCTCTGCATCCTCATGGCCGGTAACAAAGGTCACACCGCGTCGATCGGTAACAACGGTATTGCCAAGACTTCGATCTTGGACCACTACGCCGACAACGCTTCGCTCTACAACCCAATGCCAATGGCAATGCGTCCTGTGGATGACGACTTTCCAAAGTCCATCCGCGACAAGTACGCTCTGCGTGTAGAGATGTTGGTTGACGGCGTCAACTACTACGCTTACTTCGGTCTGCGTATTCACGTCAGCCAGGATGACGTGACTGTAGTGATGAAGAAGATCACTACCGAAGACGGTATCGTTACTGAAGTCGTGTTCGTGCCTAACACCTCGAACCTGTACCCAGAACCGATCCAGCTGCCTTCCACCGGCGCTGCCACCACCACTGACGTCAAGCTGGCTGTATCTGCCTTGCTGCCAGTTGTCCTGTCCACAACTGACGTGCAAGAGTACGTCAACGTGTCCAAGATCTTGTATGGTGGTGACGAGGAATACGCGATCATGTCGGAGTTCGCACTCTGCACAGCCGCCGACCGCACCGTTACCGTACAGACCACTTCGGGTACTACCCAGTTCAACGAAGCGATCGGTACTCAAATCTACGCGTTCGCAGCTGACCACAAGGCGTTGTACTACAACGAACAGGAATTGACTCTGCAATTCGACGTCGGTAACCAAATCCCGATGCTCGGCACGCAGTCGATCCCTACCCTTGAAACGATCGGCGAGTCCGTTTAAACAGGAGTGGCGCTACTTCGGTAGCGCCTACCAGCTATGTTCGAGCTTAAGCCAGGATTCAGTGGCCATTGGATATATCGGATTCTCGGTATCGACAACGGCACCAATACGGTCGGGTTTACAATCATAGACCACGATCTCCGTACAGGTGTATCAACTGTAATCTTTGCTGAAACTGTTACTGCCGACAAGTCGGCTTATAACAAGCACGCGGGGGTTGCAGCGAACAGAGGCAACCTTGACGCACGTCTGCTGGTTGTTAATGAACGCCTTGCAGAAATCTTAGAAGAGTACGATCCTGATATCGTAGGATGTGAGGCTCCGTTCTCTCACCTGAATATCAGCACCTACCGGACACTGGTAACGGCCATGAAGTACTTGGACGATACCTGTTATAAACATAGACGGACTTTACAGTTCGTTGAAGTCTCTCCAGGTAAGGCAAAGAAAGCGGTGTGCCCTGTTGGGCAATATAAAACCGATAAAGAATTAATTCGTCAATTTATCATGGATGATGATAACATCATTGAGGGGGAGGGGATCTCTATCAAGGATCTTGACGAACACTCCGTTGACGGTATCACAGTTTGCAGATTCCTTGCTCTGGACGCCGCTAAAGCATTTACATAGACATGGAGTTAATGTAGATAAATGATGGCCTTAGGCCGTCATGCTCTTAACATGACATCTGGTGGTTCCCATGAACGTAAGAGATGCTATCTCGCTTATGGCAAAGAACCCGGCGGTGGGCTTCACCTGGGAGCCTACATTGATCGCTCTGGTCAATGGCTTCCTTCCAAGTGATCGTCAGTTGGACCCAAGCACCGCAGAAGCTAAGGAGATCCAGGATGCACTCGCAACCCTGGACGCGGCTACTCAGGATATGATTTTGACTTCGAGTCTCGGCGTAGCTGCCGGTGGTCAGAATCCGACTCCTGCCCCTCTCCAAACCCCTGCGACAGCTCAAGCGCCAACAGTTCCATGGTCGCCGAGTGAGCTTCAGAAATTGGTTGGTCTTGGTATTCTGTTTGTCACCACCTTGGTCGCAGCCAAGAATGGCTTGAACATCCCGGAAATCATTGAGTTGATCAAAGTGCTGGCTTCGATGTGATAACTCACTGTTAGGGTGGTTACACAAAAAAAAAGAATGAGCATAAAGACCGTGGGTTTCCCCACGGTCTTTATGTCGGCTTATGCCATTAACTAACGTGACCGATAGTGCCAACCACATTAGGTTCCGTGATCTCATACAAACTACGCAGCCAAGCAATATCATCCCGGCGCTGCTGATCTGTATAAGCTTTGGAATGGATAACGGCACTGATAGCCAAGGCTAACTTGTTGGCGTACATACAGCACCTCATACGTGAACGTTCGGGCTACGGAAGTAGGTCTCGTACAACTTAGCGACCTTCTTGTTCACTTCAGCCTGACGGTCCACTTTCATGGCAGGGGTCAGGATGATGAGTTCATCATGAGTGAACGGGATCTCTTCTGGGGTCAGTTCATAACCATCCGGAAGTTCAGCATCGATCTTCGCCCATGGAACTACTTCACCTTTACCGTTGCGGAAGATGTCCACTTCAAACTTGAAGGGTTCGCCGTCACGAGTCTGAGCTTCGATGACGTAGCGCATCTTGATGAGACCCTGATCAGCCATCAGTTTGAACTGGCCGAACATTACTTCATCAGAAGGACGCTCGTTCTCGAGTTTACCCTTCTCTTTAGCATCAGTCTTCGTAGTTTGCTCGTACACAACCGAAGCGTCTTCATGTTCGGTCATACGAACGCGTATGGAGCCGCTGGAGGCGTTCTGATCAGACTTGGGTACAAAGATCCCCCATTGCTCCTGACCCTCGTGATACGTCGCTGTGGTGACGATCTGATTAAGATCATAACCCGAGATGTAAATCTCGTTTTCGTATTCCATCCCGGAGGCTTCAAAAGAAGCTTCTTCCTCGGGATTAGCAAATGCCAAGCGTTCGATGATAGAAGTCATCGTCATCCCCTGTGGTTTTCAAACAAAAAAAACATTACCTCTCGGATAATGCACCGTACACCCATTGAAGGGTGTACGGATTCGTCCTACAGTATTACGGTTAGATGGTTGGGTGCGGCCACATTGCGGGCCACCTCTGTGCTTGGCGTAGCAGGAACCTGATGGTAAAGCTTACACAGCAGCCAGGATGAAAGATTCCAGGCGGCAGGCGTAAGGCAGTACTTCGATCAGGCGGTTGTCAGAGGTGGACAGCAAGAGGCGAGGCTTCAGGCCTGGGGGAGTCTGCTGCTCGAGAGCCGAGTACAGACCGCGCAGGGTGGTGAACAGGTCGCGGTTGGTCGACTGGGTTACAGCCAGACCGGTTTCGTCCATGGTCAGAGCCAGGCCGATGCCCAGTTCGTCGATGGTAGCAGCGAAGGATGCAACAGCCAGAACGTCGAGGAAGACCAGAGCTTTCGGATTCTTCACATCAACGATCAGATCGCCGGCGATGTCGGCGATTTCTTCAGCAGATACGTAAGCGGTCGACAGGGTGGTGACGTGACCAACACGCTGTGCGAACTGCGCAGCTTCACCAGCGCCACGGACATTGCCGTAAGCGGTCAGGAAGCGGCCGTAGTGCTGGCTGAAGTTCAGCTTAGCAACCTTGTCGAACTGGAACTGGAATTTCGCGGAGCGCAGCAGGTTTTCGGTGAAGCGTTTGTTCAGAAGCTCGAATACAGGCTTCTCGAATTGTGGCTTCAGTTCTTCCATCAGCTCAGCGGCTTGGGTCAGGGTGCCAGCGGCGCCGACTTTAGCAACCAGGTCGAGTTGACCGATGTCTTGTACAGCGATTGGGGTACGCAGGAATTGCACATCAACGCGAACAGGCGCTTCTTCCGAGTTCAGGCGTACACGCCCTTGGAATACGGAGCTTGCGATGCTGTCGGCGGCGAGAGCATTGCTGAAGGTCAACTGGTCAGTAGGGATCTGCTTGATCAGGTCACCCAGCTTCAGACCAGGCTTATCCAGCTCCAGGCTGATTTCGGTAGTACCTTCTTTCAGAGCCTTCAGCGAGATACCGCCGGTAGGAGCTGCTTTCGGGATGTCGATACCTTGGGTGTCTTCACGCAGGCTGTGTGCCAATTGCTTGTTTTCGTTATCCACTTCAACTAACTCCTCGCGGACTTCGCCGCTGCTATTCATGACGTAGTACTTGATGTACTGGTTGACGTCGTAAAGGGTTGGGACGAGAGTGATCAGGGATTCACCATCGCCAGTAAGTTTCCAGCCGGACAAGTGAGCGACACGCCAATGCTCATCATCCACCCAGTAATCTTCGTACGGGTTTGCACGCGTATGGTCAGGACCATCTACGTGGGTGTTACGTGCTTCCAGATGCGGCAGCGGTTCAGCAGGGTGTTCGTACTCGCGTTCACGCTCAGGTTCGCGTTCACGCCGTGGCTCATCACGACGGTCATCACGCTCATCGCGGTCGTCCCGATCATCCCGCTCATCGTTAGCAACACCGATGTCAGAGAGGATATCGTGAATGTCGTCGCTATCGTTACCAGCACGACTATCACGAGGACCACTACGGCGAGTATCGCGACGATCACGATCACGGCCACCGCGGTCACGGTCCCGATCATCCCGATCATCACGATTGCTCCAACGAGCCCCACCACCGCCACGACGATCATCACGATCGTCATCACGATCGTCACGACCACCACGACGGCGTCCACCGCCGGCCAGCTTACCAGCCAACCGCATTGCTTCTTCCATACCGCGCTCAGCATCACGCGGTAGTTCCCGAACAAGCTTCGGATCGGCAAAGACGGATTCAGCGAAGTGACCATCCACCATCGCTTCAACACCCATACGGATGACGTCTTTCTCACGATCACCACGTTGACCCAGCTCGTCTTCGATTTCGCGAAGGTTCACAAAGGTCAACTTGACCAGCTTGTCCATGTTGTTGTTGTTGTAACGATGCTTGCCGAGGTTCTCAGCGTAACTGCGGCGAAGATCCAGAATGAAATCATCCCGTACATCGACACCATCAGCCTTTGCCTCGATGTAACGGACGGTCTCGTCAAAGACGAGGTTCCAGATCCGTTCAGATTCGCGTTGGTCGCGTGACATACAGCTTCCCTATTAGTGAGGTTGAATTAGTTACGGCCGATAGCGGCGTCGATATGCGCAACGATTGGCTTCATGTGTTCTTTCCGCACAATCGTGTTCTTCTCATCCAGTTCCACTGTCGGGTTGATCGTATTACGACCCAGTGGGGAGTGCTTCGGAAGGATAAGGTGGTTACCCCCTTCAGCAATCGAACCGTCGAGCCACGATTGTGGATCGTTCACGTTCAAGTTCTGGGATTTACGCCCAGCGCTTGTTTGCGCCTGCATTACCAAGCGAGATGTGATTCGGAAGAACATGTTGTCGCCAGGTGTAGACACGCTGGACATAAACGGTTTGCTGCTGGTCTTGCGAAGGTTGAAGATGATCGTGGGCATAAAGAACTTACCCAAGATCTTGTTGTAGTCATCCGCTGTGTGCTTACGCTTCCGGTTGTTTGTGATCTCAAAGAGACACCGGAAGATCTGCTCGTAGATGTCACGCAGTACATACTGCGCAGTCACCAAGCGTTTTCCATACATGGAGCCAATGGATTCCGCTTTCGAGTCGATCAGGTGATCGATCTGAACGAGGATGTAAGCGAAGAACTCGTAGAGGTTTTCAACATCCAAGTTCTCTTCATCCAGCAGAGTCTTGCGTACCTCGATGTCTACGTAATCATCCAGACTGATGAGGTGACTCACCACGTTCTCAACCAGCTTACCAACAGACATCTGGTCGCCAAAGAGAACGTAACCCATCCAACGCTTCCAGATGTCATCGCCCAGCAAGTCTTCAACCAGCAGATCCTGAGGGAACAGATCCACGAGATAGAAGAAGGCCAGGGCGAAAGCCATGGTAAGTTGGTTGGTAGCCGCTTTAGGAATGATCAAGCAGAGATTTGTAGCGATATCAGGGTAATGTACACGCAGCTTCAATGCAGCCGGCCGGGACTTGGCTGATCTGACTACGGTGTACTTGTCCGGGTCAACAGGGTTCTCCGCCAAGAACTCTTCGGTAACGATTGCAACATCGCAATACGCAAACCGAGCGAACGTCTCCTTCAAGCCATAACGGCAGAAGAGATAATGCGGCAGAGTAGACATCACCTTACCTAGCGTGATGGTGTCACTTTCCGACTTCTTGTTATTGTTGGCAGACCGATGGTGCAACCAAGAATAAGCAATGTACTCGGAGTAATCTTCTCCATCTTTCAAAACGGTGTAGATCAGGCGCTTGAATGTAACCGGAGCGCGTGACATACGGATGAACACAAAGTCCTGGCCTATCGAAAGGCCAGGGTCTGTGAGAACATCGCCGATGGCAAATTGCTTTCCTGTAATTGTGAGCAAACCACCGCGCCGCGGTGCTGGCAGACAGAAGTACCGCGGGTATAGCGGAACGCCATTACAGGAGAACTGATACTTCACCATGTAGACATCGCTTTGCGCTAAGTCGATGGAGGGGGTGGAACGATCGGAGCGTGTCAGCGAAGATGACATAACGCTGTACGCTTCTTGAGGACTACAGATGTAAGATCCGTTGTACTCAAAGTCATCTGGATAACTGTTTTCAGCACACGCAATAGTCTGATCTACGAGGCCTTTAGCATCGTCCAGGCCGCGATAGGCGAGGCCATCCAGAATGTCCTGATTGAAAACAGGCATCCTTTGCTGCAAGTCGTCAAATAACCAAGTATGCATTCCATCCCCTGCCCATCTATGAAGGTTTCATTTTAGCCACCATCGTTAACACAGTTAGCGACGATGTGATTATCCCACCGACCAGACGTATCCAGTCGCCCAAGTTTTTAGTCTTCTCCTTAACATCGTCTTCGCGATGTTTCCAGCGAAGCCATTCCTCACGCTCACGAGCGAATGCCCTTTCGGACTCTGTCTTCTCTCGTGTATACGTGTGGTCTGTATCAGCCTTCTCACCCGCCCGATCAAATTCTTTCATCTTCTGATCGTGAGCCCTACGAGCGATTTCTTCTTTACGCATTTCTTGCCAACTAACACCAGCTTGGGCTTTCTCAATACTGTCAGCTAAGTTGTACCGAGCATCTGCATCTTCAAACGACAGATGTTCAGTGTGGATGGTTGCACCAGACCCTACGACGTTCTTCACAGCGGCTGGTCGCCGAGTTGTGACATGTACACCGTCACGTAACCTTAAATCGCGTTCAATTGGAATGTGGTGAACGGTATTACCCAATAGGATAAACCGATCATGTCGATTCCTAAGAGAACTATTGTCTACGGCTTTGATCGAGAACAGCAGAGTATCTTTACCCAAGTGAGGTAGGTCAGCGGCTAACCCGTACTGCAACCGATTAAAGTTACTGAACGGATGTTCCTCGAACTTCTCAACTTCTGGCTCAAGCGAGATCAATAGATCCAACTCTTCCAGGTACACAGTGCCGCCAGCATTAACAACATCATTAAGCTGAATCTCTACATGAATCTGTAAAGTAGTCAGCTTGCCACCGTGAGTCCAGGAATTCAATCTGGCTTCAAAGGCATTAATGATCTCCGCTGCTAACCCCTGCGGATTGTGATGCCGGTCTAAGAAATCAACATAGGTCGATTTGTAAGATTCCTTAGTCATAGTCCATTCGAGAAAGACGTCAATGTATTCACCGCCCTGAGTGTACTGCTTCGGTTTGAGAATCGAATGCACGCCCATTCTGGTTTTGACGCTTAGAGTCCGACTTGACGCATTAACATAGCGCATTGTAAACGCTGCGTTCTCGCGACCCTTCAAGTCGGGGTCGTTCAACTCTGCTCTAGAGGTGAACTTATCGAACGGAACAAAACGACGTCCCGAACTATCCATAACCTTATTGCCCCTGTGTATATAACTACGGTCCCCAATTGTTTTACTCTTTCCTACTACGCCTATTTTAGTAATGTATGGCTGTAATTTCTTTATCCACTAATAGCCGTAGACGGCATAAAGCCGGGACCGAAGTCCCGGCTTTATGTTAACCCGTCAATCCACTTAGGGTGCAACCGGAATTACTTCCGGTGGCAGGTCCAAGTTACGGCTGGGTGCCGCCAACTTCAGTGGTATTAACGTCGCCTTTGATACGAAAAGGCAGGGTCTGTTCCAGCAGCTCGTCGACGCCTTTGATGTTCAGCTTGACGATGATCGGCAGGAAGTTGTAGTGCTGGAAGCGAGGCTGTACAACAGCTTCGTTACCAGGACGGTTGTTACGGGTAACGCTGATGGTCGACACGAGGGTCGGAGTCAACAGCATTGCACCGGCGGACAGAGCGTCCACGCCTTCGCCATCGCGAACGATGGTGAGGTACATCACGTCCGACAGACGTTGGTCGACGTCGGCTTCCAGCTGGTAGCTCAGGCCGGCACCCAGGGTGCGGCTGTCGCCTTGGATCGTCATGAAGCGCTCGATCTTCTTGCTGGTAACCAGGGCAATGCGCCACTTCGAAGTGATCTCGCCACCGTCCATGTAACGGCAGGCGTTTTCGTAGTTGGTGCGTTGCAGGATGTCGAAGGACACGGAGCGCAGGGTGTTGACCAGCACTTCGATACCGTTTTCCACGTTTGCCACAGTTTCCTGCGACTGAGCGGTTTCCATCAGGTCAACGTCCAGTTCCTGAACGTAAGGGTTGACCAACCAGCGGCCAATACCTTCGATAGGCAGTGCGTTGATTTCGAAGTCACCGCCGGTCAGCTCACCGCGCAGGCCGCCAGTCAGGCGCATCAGGCGCTCGTGGTAGCCGATCAGGGTGCCGACAGCTTCGTTGTTGATGTAGGAACCAACGGCGAAGGTCAACCAGTCCATTACGGTCTGGTCGCGGTTTTCGCTCAGTGGGTACGGAACGAAGAACGGCGCGCGCTGACGGGTCAGCAGACGTTCGGTCACGTTACGCACGTTGAGCATCAGGCCCAGGTGACGATGGTTGGTGTTGGTCAGGCGAGCATCAGGCCACCAGGCAGAGGTGGTCAGTGCAGCGAGGCCATCAACGATGGTCTTACCAACGCCAGCAGCAACGTCGATCTTGTCGCCAGCGGCGTTCTTGATGTACATCACTTCCAGCGAACCGGCGTTGATGTTCACAGTACCGCGCTCAACGTCAGCTTGACCGTTGATGATGGTTTTCAGGCGGACTTTGTAGTCGCCGGTAGCGATGGTGCCGAAGACCGAACCAGCCAGGGCAGCGTCGTCGTAGGCAACGGTGTCCTTGTTGATTTCCAGGGTGGTCAGCGGGAAGTTCAGCGCCATGGCGCGACCGCCTTGCTCTGGAGTCTTCACGAAGCGGCTGTACGGCAGGCCTTTGGTGTCGAAGCGGATGGTGTCTGCGCCGAGGCTCAGGAACACGGATTCGATACCGATGTTGCGGTCCAGTGCTTCAGTGTAGTCAGCCTGGCCAACGCGCTGTACGGAATCGATCTGGCCGATGCCGAGCAGGTTGATGGTTTTGCCAACGGCCAGACCGGAGGTCTTGACAGTGCGGCGACCGTTGACGTAGTCGAACGGAGTGATAACCGAAGTGGCGACGAAGTTCGCAGCGGAAGTGGCGTTGTAGCCAGGGATCAGCTGAGTGCTGTTGTCGTTCAGAACGGTGAAGTCGATCGCGGAGTCCATTACACGGCGCAGGCCGAAGTCCGACTCGGAACCGTCCAGGGCGTGTTGCAGGGTGTTTTCGACGTACAGGTTCGGGATCTGGATGTCGATACCGCCTTGCTCTGGGGACAGAGGCACAGTGCGGTAGATCATTTCCATGGCCGGGCCTTGGCGAGCGATCTTGTAGTTCAGACCGATCGAAATCGACAGGTGGTCGATCAGCGACTGGTTGTCGTACGATTCGGTGGAGTAGACGCTGTCGTACTCGGAACCGTCAGCGTGAGCGTAACGGGTGCCGTCGGTCAGCGACTTGCCTTCCATCGAAGTTTGCAGGCGCAACAGTTCGGAAGGCTTGCTACCGAATGCTTTCAGGAAGGACGCAGCGGCCAGACCAGCAGGGTTGGCGTATTCGGCTTTCTGGTTTTCAACGGTGGTTTGCAGGACGCCAGCCAGTTCACCAGCGATCTGGGACAGGGTGCTACGAGCTTCGAAGCTGCCGTTTTGCAGGGCGCTCAGCATGTCGCTGGCTTCGGTGCTGTAACCATTACCGTTCAGCAGGTGATCTTTGATCTTCACTGCGGAAACGTGTTCCAGATCCGGCATACCGGATTTTTTGTCAATTACGATCTTGCTCATGAATTGCTCCAAATTGCAATTTGGTGTTGCTGAAGGATAGAAGCTTCTATTTTAGGATCGACGCCGACCTGTCACTAGTCGACTAGAGACAGCGATCCTACGTCCCGCAGGCGTTATGGAAACCGTGTGTTTATACATATCACCGTAATAGCAGTGATTTGCATAACATGTATCACTTATCACTCGTGCTGGTCGTTGTTCGCCAATTCACGAGTGAGGTTGACCGCATGACTGCTGCCGGGCTCAAGGTCTTTATTTACTTTCTCCAGATATCTTCTGAAGACAACCGACGCGTAAGCCACATCGACGCCCCGATAAAGGGCGACAGCTTTCAGCAGTTCTTTCATAACATCCTTTACTTCACCACCTTCCCGCTCGATGATGATGATACCATCGTACTTGTCAGGATAGATGTCGAAGTAGCCCAGGACGAACTGAGGGATCGCCAGCTGTTGTGGGTTACCCCCGAACAGAGCGAACACAGCATCATCTGCGCTGAAGCCTTTACCAGCATCGGCGTCTGGGAAATCAAACTCTTCCAGACCCATACTGTTCAGACGAGCGCGGAACAGATGGTTCGCCAACTTGTAAAGATCAACATCGTGTCTCGATACTATGCTTTCGAATTCTTTGATGTCAGTCCCGTAGTGCGTCATAGCACCGCTCAACCATTTTGGGATGTAGCGAATACTGACTGGCTTACTCATGAGATATCCCCAATTCAATTTGCCTGCGGTGAGGCGGTATGGAAATTAAGCTACTGTTAGCCAAGGCCATCAGTGCCATGTACTACTCGAGTCATTCGGGCAAGAATGACCCTGAGGCTTTGCTCAATGTAATCGATCGTACACTCGATCACCTTCATCTAACTGATGATGCTTCAAACTCCAACCGGGAACACAACGCTTTGTCCCGAGTTCGGAACTTAGTCATCTGGATGAAGAAGAAAGGATCAGAGCATCCGTACGACATTAACGACCTAATGGGTCGCATCCGAATCGCCGCAGGGGATAATGATCGCCTATATGATCTATTTACCCGCACCATTCTATTGGTAGACGATCCGGACGCAGCCAAGGATAAACTCGATGAAGCAACAGCTGAGCTGTACGACTTCATCGGTGTAGAGGAGTTCACGAAACTCCTGCGGGACGCTGCACGTAAGCTCGGCTTTGATCGTGAGAAGGTCGGCGACGTAGCACGCTTCCGTGAAGAGATCATCGCTAAGATGACAGAGCTCCCATTGTCAGGTAAGCGTCAAGCTGGCGGTGCGATGCGTCGCATTGACATCAGTGACGTTGAGAGCCTGTCGGAAGTCTACGCGATGGCTCAGCTTGCTATTGATCCACGGGCTATCCTCAAGTATGGCTTCAAGGCTGCTAACCGGATGACCGGTGATCAGGAAGGCGCACGCCGTGGTGAGTGGGCTAACGTCTCTGCACTACCGGGTATGAACAAGTCCGGTACGCTGTTGGATCAGTTGTTTGCATTCTGTATCTTCAACAGTCCCGTGCTGTTTGATGATACGAAGAAACCGCTACACGTATTTGCTACTGCGGAAGATAAACCCGAGCTGGTTCTTCAGAAGCTATACACCCTGTTGATGCAATACGAGTTTGGTCTACCTGTTGTAACCAAGGGCGTCGACTCCCGTGAGATCGCCCAGTACGTTTTCGATAAAATGACAGCCAATGGCTGGCACGTCATGATTCTGGACTACACTCGTGGTGCAGACGTCGATGACTATATCGATGACTTGAAGCAATTCATCAAAGAAGGTTACGAGATTGTTTCGGCTGGTTGCGACTACATCAACCTGTTGACAAAAAACAACATCGTGGCTGCTGTTGCCGGTGACGAGATTCAAGGAGCGCACCGTCGCGTCCGTAAGTTCACGTCTCCGAACAACATCTTCGCGTACACAGCTCACCAACTGTCTCCAGCGACTCGTGACTTGGCTCGAACCTATCCTGACGACTACATCAAGCGTCTGGTAGATAAAGGCTACTACGAGGGCTCCAAGAAGCTCAACACCGAGTTTGACTATGAGGTCTTTACCGCGAAGACTATCCACCAAGGTCAAGCATGGGCTGAGTTCCAATGGGGTAAGCATCGTAAGATCGGTGCAACTCAGGAACAGGATAAGTATTACGCATTGAAGTTCTTGGATTACCCGATGATGGGCTTCAAGTACGATCTGCTTCTTGACGAAGATCTTTCGTATAAGAAAGTAGGTGCGCGTACTACCAACGGTGAAGGTGGTAATGACTGGCGTGACTTCGACGATTGATTTCACGACAAAAAAAAGAAGTAAAGAGAGCGTGGCTTGCGCCACGCTCTCTATGCCGTTAGGCCGTTGCCGCAGAAGCAGATGCTTTAGCCGCAGCTTCAGCACCTTTCATCCTCAGTTCCTGGTCATCACGTTGTGCGCGCAGATGACGAATGTAATAGCCGAGGCCAATACCAAAGCTGATCAACAGTACTTCACGCATGTCCAACTCCTTGCATTAGGGGATAATTGCAGGTGGATGATATCTATCTGTAATTTATTCGACTGGACAGTCTCGAACAACTACCCCTGAACTTACGTCCAAAGTGATACCAGCCTTAGCCACTTCTTTAGGGCCGACGCAGCGGCTCATCTGTTCGTGCCAATCGATGAACACCATCGAGACAGAGAACGCGAACGAGAGAGCTGCTGCGAGTAACCACAGGGTCAGGTTATCAACCCCGTCTTCTTCAAACTCAGGCTCTACCTCAGACATAGGTCTTCACCGCATAGCCGATGATGAAGACAAAGTTGAGCGCGATGAATACTGCGCAGAATGCGCGGATAGCCTTATCGCGGTTACGACGCTTGCGGCGCTTAACGGAAGCGTCGATTACATCTTCCAACGGAATCCCTGGCTTATTCATTAGTGAATGCTCCGTGAGGCAGCTGGGCTAATGGCGGTGAGGTAATCCATCCGTACAAGTGGAATCGTTGGCATGTACGGTTGAACCATTTCGTTTGTGTCGAAGGTGTGCTTATCAACCCACTTCGCTGTTACTTCCTTGTTGAAAGCTTCAGCGAACTTACGGGATGTAAAGAACTTGTAGCACTTCTCGATAGGATCTCGGACGCGATACAGACCGCCGACTTCTTTGATGTCATAAGCTTTACGCAAGCGTGGAAGCATACGAACGTTCAGGAGGAATGTCAGAGACAGTTCCCGCACATCCATTGCCATTTGAAGCGCTTCCATGAAACCGTGGGTGTTGGCGCTGTAACGCACCGCCATCCAGTTGCCTTCATCATCGAGAATGTTGGCTTGCCAAGTGTTGCGGATTTCACTGAAGCAGATGCCGACTGGCGGGATGATTACTTTGGATACGCCATTCTCGGAGAGAACAACTTTACGGCCTTCAAGTTTGTATGCTTTGTAAGTAGACATCTTGACCTCCACGGTCGTTGGGTATAATGGGTATTACTTTGTAGTCGGTTCTAAGGCTTCGATCAACTCACCCAGAGTCGTAGTCCTGAAATTTATTTCGAGGATTTGGTTATAGTCGCAATGGGTTTGTATAGCGTCTAGCCATTCGTGAACATGTGCGTGGTATAACGTGATTACGTGTCGAAGATCACGACCCATTAGGGTATTATCTTTGATCATCAGATTGAGGTATTTTTGCGCCTCTTTCAGATTCTGAATAAACATCTCGTCATTCAGTAGATCAGCGAACCTAGGATCTTTACCAATTGCAAGGTTGATCCGCATCAGTTTGTTAAGCATCTGCTCTTTGCTGCGTTTACTATCTGTGGTCAACTCACATCGTCCACGCATTCAGGACCACTCCTACGCGCAGCTATGTTGGGTTTCTAGACCGCCGGTTTTACCGGCACGATACCAGCCGCGATCCGTTTGGGACCGCGATGGATTGAAACGTTTAGCGTAGGCAGATTGCCCGGTGATGTCGAGAACCTTCTGAACGGTATCAGGATCTTGGCAGAACTTACGCAGCTCTGCCTCGAAGTGATCACGCTCTCTCGAATCGGTGTAGATGTGGACAGAACCGAACACGCAGATATGCTCGGTCTTACCGTTATCGAACTTCAACGGAACTGTGCCGATCCGGTGACCAACCGGTGGGTCGGATTGAGAACCGAGAACCAGGTCGTTACCCATGATGGTTACAGATACGAGTGACATGATTGTTTCCTTAAGCCAAGTAGCTTCTGAATTTTGCGTGGAGGCGAGTCATCTCTTCCTGGTTCGATCGGTTTTCTACAATCGAATCGAGGATAGGGATCAGCCCCATGAATGGCAAGCCTTGTACCATGAGGTCACGGAATGTTTGCTTTAAGCTAATTCCGTCAAGGGCCATCAAGACATCGAGGTTATCGCAGTGATACCCGCTATGGATAGAGACGTAACCATTGGCATACATGAACACGTAGCCATGGTGCCCTGCGATGATGATGCACTCGCGCCCATCTTTGTCGATGAATGCCATCTTGCAACCGAGCTCTTCAGGATCTTTAGCGATCCGTTCGATGGCGCGGTCTGCGGCATGAAACAGCGCGGTGACGATGCCGAGGTTATAGAAACCACGAGCGATCATCCAGTTGGCGTGGAACTTTGTTTCGTAGTCCGCACCAACTTCAATAGCAGCGTCGATAGCTGCGAGAGTGTTCTTGTCGCGAATGACTTTGCTAACGTCATCTTCGATTTGCTTTTGGATATCTTGCATGGTAGGACTTCCTCAGTCGATTCGAGTTCGGGTTGGTATTGCCAGCGGAAAGCTTCTTTGAAGATCCGCGGTTCATCGGGTAGGTAGATCAGGGTCTTGCGTACTTCTATCAATTCATGACTGGAGAGCTTACCCCAGATGTCGTAGTAGCTTCCGTCAATCTCCGTGTAAACATGTCCCGGACACATCGCGTAGTAAGGCTTAGCCTGCGGGTAGATCCTACGGAGTATCAAGTACAGCTTGAAACAGTTACCTTGAGTAAAAACAACGAGAGCGTTTGGAACGCTCTCAGCCAACTCAATAAGAAACAACTCCACCGGGTCTTTCCCGATCATTTCTTCTGATGCGCCTTTGCAGCATCACGGACGGTCATGTAGATGCCGTTGGATTGAGCCAACATAATGACCATCACGTTGTAAGGGATTCCAGCGAATTGAGTCTGGTGCGCTTCACGCAATTTCTCCAACTCACCCAGCTGCTTCACAGACAGCGCATCGCTGGTCATCAACGCGATGTAAGCGTCGATGAAGTCCAGGTTATCGCCCACCTGCCGTTTGATACTTGCCAACTTGTTCTCGTTATCCTTCTTGGTGACGTAATAGATCGCTCCACCAATGGCACTGGCGAGTATTGTTACGCCTGCTGCTATCTTGAGTGCATCAGAAATCATGACAGACCTCCTCGGTCGTTATTTGCGAGCAGAATTAAGA